ATAAATTTTTCTCTTGTGCAATAAGATCGTTGACCCGTTGCACCGCATTCTCTACGTTAATGTTCTCAACGGTCATTCAGCCATCCGTGTTTTTTGATAGGCCACCATAACACAGATTTTTTAAAGCAGATTTGACGTTCCAGGATGCCCTGTAGGCTGCGGAATAATTTTCAACGCGGACTGGTGCTAAAGAATGCTTTGCAGGTGAATCAAGCGACGCGTGACATCATTGTGGCGCCATTGTAAGGGTAGTTGAATTTCGCACCGATTTCTTGAAGTTCTTGCCAAAAACCGTGTCAAGAACTTTTTTCAAAGAACACAAAATAAATTATGCTGAACAGTTACTATTTTTTAACCTATTTGAAAAACAATCACTTGATCACAAGAATATTTGCCCTGAAATTTTTCCCGTCTTGAATATTTTGTGAATGGAGTATACCGGAGTATATCTGCGTGTCTTTAATCCCGCCCTTTTTTCTGCAATGATCCCACCAACAATCAAATCCTTTTAAGAGCGCTCCCACCCGATCTTTCCTGATCCACCGGCCGGGAGCGCCTCAAGCGGAACGTCCATGGCCTACAGCGAAACAGATCTGTCCAATCTCGAAGCCGCCATCATCGCCCTGGCCACCGGTTCCAGGAAGGTCCGTGTGGCCATGGGCGACAAAATCGTGGAGTTCAGCGACACCGACCTGGACAAGCTCAAGTCGCTCCGCAGAGACATGATGGCCGAACTTCCCGGCACTGCAAACCAACGATACTTCCTCACCACCACGGGAAAGGGCCTGTAAATGGAGCCATGCCTTCGCATCCTGGACAGCCGGGGAAACAGGATTCCCTTGTCCGCCGTTTCGGAGCAGCCCTTCGAAGGCGCGGCCACGGGCCGACGGATGAACACCTGGGGAACCTCCACGGTCGGCCCCAACACAAGCCTCTATTCCTCCCTCAACCGGCTCCGTTCCCGTTCCAGGGAACTCATCCGCAACAATCCCCTGGTCCAGGGCGGGGTGGACAGCTACGTCGCCAACGCCATCAGCGCCGGCATCTTCCCCCGCTGGCAGCTTGGGGACCAGGACCTCTGGGAGGAGTTCGTCCCGAAGGCCGACTACTATGGCGCATGCAGCTTCTACGGACTGCAGTCGCTCGTCTTCAACGGCCTGATCGACGCCGGGGAGATCCTTTCCCGCAAGGTGAACCGCAGCATGTCCGAGGGCCTGCCCGTTCCCCTGCAGATCCAGCTCATCGAGGCGGATCACCTCGATGAAACGTACACAACCCTCGCCCCGAACGGAAACGAGATCCGCATGGGCATCGAACTGGACCGGGAAAACCGCCGGAGGTTTTACTGGCTCTGGTCGGAGCATCCCGGAGAATCCTTTCTCACCAGCCGCAATATCAACCGGAGGATATCCGTTCCGGCCCGGGAGATCGACCATGTCTACCGGCCTATCCGGGCCGGGCAGATGCGGGGCCGTCCCTGGCTGGCGAGCATTATCGTGAAGATCCACGAATACGACCTGTACGACGACGCCGAACTGGTGCGCAAGAAAGGGGCGGCCATGTTCGGGGGATTCATCGAGGAGGACGCCGTCCAGATCGACCCGGCCAATTACTTCGGGAAAAAAAAGGATCCCGACAGTGACAGCCGCAAGGTCCTCGCCCTGGAACCGGGGACCTTCCCCATTCTCCCCCAGGGGAAGAAGGTCCATTTCTCCGAACCCGCCGACGTGGGAGCCAGTTACGAGATGTGGACCCGGCAGCAGCTCCGCCAGATCGCCACGGGCCTGGGGATCACTTACGAACAGCTCACGGGGGATCTCACCGGGGTCAACTACTCCTCCATCCGGGCCGGACTGCTGGAGTTCCGCCGGAGGGTCCAGCAGCTCCAGTTGGAGATCCTGATCTTTCAGTTCTGCCAGCCCGTGGCGGAGGCCTTCCTGGACGCCGCAGTCCTTTCCGGCATCCTGGGAATACGCGACTATTACCGCAACAGGCGGAATTACGTCAAAATCCAGTGGCGCCCCGACGGCTGGCCCTGGGTGGATCCGGTCAAGGACCAGCTCGCCGAACAGATGGCCGTGCGCAACGGCTTCAAGAGCAGAGCCCAGGTTGTGGCGGAGCGCGGCGGAGATGTGGAGACCGTGGACCGTGAGATTGCTGAGGACAACGCCCGGGCCGACAGGTTCGGCCTGGTCTACGACAGCGATCCCCGATACATGACGAAATCCGGTGTGGTCCAGAAGGCCGAAGAAACGGTCCTTGCCGCTACGGCACAGACGGAGTGAATCCCTCATGAACAGAGCAGCCTCTTTCGTCCATAACCTCTTCAACAAGCCCCTGCTGATCTCGCCCGCCTTCGAGGATGCCCTGGTCCGTTCGGCTGAATTGCTGCTGAAGGGTGGATCATTTCCCCCGGCAAGTCTACGCCTTGAATCATCAACGCAGGGAGCCGGCAGGCAGTCCAAAGAAGGCGTGGCCGTCATCCCGATCCACCATTACCTCTCCTATCGGTACAACGAGGTCATGGACTACTTCTATGGCAACACCTCCTACGAACAGATCCGGAGGGGTTTTCAGGAGGCCCTTGCCGATCCGTCCGTCAAGGCGATCGTTTTCGACATCAACAGCCCCGGCGGCGAGGTGGACGGCCTGTTCGACCTGGTGGACGAGATATGTTCGGCACGAGGCCAGAAGCCGATCTACGCGGTCTTCAACGAGTCCGGCTTTTCCGCGGCCTTCGCCATCGCTTCGGCGGCGGATAAACGCTACATCTCCCGCACCGGCTCCTCCGGCTCCGTGGGGGTGGTGGTCATGCACCTGGACCAGAGCGGCTGGAACGAGAAGATGGGCCTGGTCTACACCCCGATCTACGCCGGAGCCCGCAAGGTGGATTTCTCCCCTCACGCCGCCCTGTCCCCGGAAGCCATGGCCGTCGCCCAGGAGAGCGTCAACGCGGTCTACGACCTCTTCGTCGGAACCGTATCCCGCAATCTCAGCCTGACACCTTCTGCGGTAAAGGCAACGGAGGCGGGCATCTACCAGGGGAAGAAGGCCGTCGAGATCGGCTTCGCCGATTCCGTCCTATCCTGGAATCAGTTCATGACCAGAATTTCAAACCGTAAATATGGAGGCATTATGAAAGCAGAATTGGAACAGATCTTCAACGACATGCGCGACCGCCTGACGGCCCTGGTCGGAGGGACTCACCCCGAGGTCGTTACGAAGGCAGACACGGAGAAGCTGGTGGCCACGGCGGAGGAAGCCGCAAAGAAGGAAGGCTTCGAGACCGGCAAGGCCGAAGGCCTGGAGGCCGGAAGACAGGAAACCCAGAACCGGGCGATTGAAATCCTCGAGGCCTGCGCCCTGGCAGGAATGGAGAAGGAAGCCCTGGGCTACATCCAGGATGCCAAGCTCAGTGTCGATAATGTCCGGGGAAAGATTGTCGAGGCCCAAGCCGCCGCCGCGGAGAGAACCAGAATCTCCAGCACCGTAAGTGCCACCTCGACGGGAGAGGTCAATCCCCTTCTGGTAAACGCCCGGCAGCGGGCCGAAACAGCGAACGCCGCAGCCGGAAAACGATAGGATCCGGACACTAAAACAGAAAGGAGATTCTTCATTATGGGCAGTCAGACACAGGGCAACACCCTTCAAGACATCCTCAAGTGGGAACAGGAAAATCACTTCTCCCGGGAGGCCGTCACCGTCCTCTCCGGGCAGAACCTCTCCCTGGGGGTTGTCATCGGAAAAATCACCAAAAGTATCCCCGCCTCGGGAACACCCGACAGCGAAAACAGCGGCGCCGGGACCATCACCTCTGTAACCGGAGGAGCCAGAACCAAGCCGGGGACCTACACCCTGACCTGCAAAAGCTACACGGCAAGTCCCCTGGCCGCCGTCATCGAGGTGAAGGACCCCGACGGCAACGCCCTGCCTGACGCCGGGATCGGGGGTTACAGTAATGCCCAGATCAACTTCACCGTGGCCGACGGGAGCCCCGTCATCGCCGCAGGCGACATCTGGACCATTGAGGTGGCGGAAGGGTCCGGAAGCGTCAGGGCATTGAATCCAGCCGGCGTGGACGGATCCCAGGAGGCTCACGGATTTGTCATTGACGACTACGACGCCACCGACGGAGCCCTCTCCGGGGTGGCCATTGCCCGGGACGCCGTCATCGTTGCCGACGACCTGGACTGGCCGACGGGGATAACCAATGACCAGAAGGCGACCGCCCTGGATCAGCTGGCCGCCAGGGGCATCGTCACTCGCCAGGAAGCATAAATATAGAACAACTCCCAAGGAGGTAATCCGACCATGATACTCAACCCCTTCGATACCGACGCCTTCAACATGGTGTCGCTGACCAACGCCATCAATATCCTGCCCAACAACTACGGCAGGGTAAGAGAACTCGGCCTCTTCCCCGGAAAGGGCGTAAGGACCAGAACCGTGATCGTAGAGGAGCAGAACGGTATTCTCAATCTGCTGCCCACTCTCCCCCCGGGCGCACCCGGAACCCAGAACAAGATGGGGAAACGTACCGTCCGGTCCTTCACCATCCCCCATATTCCCGTGGACGATGTCATCCTTCCCCAGGAATACGAAGGCATCCGGGCCTTCGGGACGGAGTCGGAAATCGCCGCACTGGCCCAGGTGATGAACGACCACCTGCAGACGGCGAAGAACAAGTTCGCCATCACCCTGGAGCATCTCCGCATGGGAGCCCTCAAGGGAATCATCCTCGATGCCGACGGGAGCACCATCTACAACCTCTATACCGAATTCGGGATAACACAGAAGACGGTCAGTTTCGCCCTGTCGAACTCTTCGACGAACGTCGCCTCCAAGTGCCGGGAAGTCACCCGCCACCTGGAGGACAACCTCAAGGGCGAGGTCATGACGGAAGTCCGCTGCCTGGTGGATGAAGGATTCTTCGACGCCCTGATCGCCCACGAGAGCGTCAAGGAGGTCTTTCTGAACCACTCCGCCGCCGTTCAGTACCTCGGCGGGGATCCCCGCAAGGAGTTCAAGTTCGGCGGCATCACCTTCGAGGAGTACCGTGGCTTCGCCACGGATCTGGAGGGTAACTCACGCCAGTTCATCGCTGACAACGAAGGACATGCCTTCCCCATGGGGACGATGAACACCTTCCAGACGCTCTTCGCCCCGGCGGACTTCAACGAGACGGTCAACACCATGGGCCTGGAGCTCTACGCCAAGCAGGAAGAACGGAAGTTCGGACGGGGCGTCGATCTCCACGCCCAGAGCAATCCCCTGCCGATCTGCTACCGGCCCGGGGTCCTGGTGAAGGTGACCAAGGGCTGATTCCCTTAATTTTTGAAAGAGGCGGACATGGGCGAGGCACCGTTTATCCTGAAAGAGAAGGACTGGGAGAAGGCGACTCCCGAACAGCGGGACTGGTACATCTACAACGCGATCCTGGCCCTGAGCGCCCGTGTCGACACCGTGGAGAAAGGGGCCTGGTTTCATCGGGGGGCCTCCTTCATAGGCGGTCTCGTCGGAGGAATCGCTGCCGCCCTGGGCTTGAAACTGTCTTAGGAGAACAACATGAAACCTTTCGATTACGCCTTCGAGCAGACTCTCTGCCTGGAGGAAGGCTACAGCGACGATCCCGCCGATCGGGGTGGAAAGACCAACTGGGGGATCACCGAGGCGACGCTCAAAGATGCCTGTACCCGGGGGATCGTTCCCACCCGGGATGTGGCGTCTCTGTCCAAGGATCAGGCCCGGCTGATCTACAAGGCGGAATACTGGGACGCTTTGAAACTCGATTCGGTCATCTCTCCGGCCATCGTCGCGGAGATCTTCGACACGGAGGTCAACATGGGCAGATCAGCCGCTGTGAAGATCATCCAGGAGGCTCTTAATTACCTTGGCGAATCCCTGGCCGTGGACGGTGTCATGGGAATGAAAACACTGGCGGCGCTCAACAAATGGTCATCCAAGGATGAACGGGCTCTCTTCGTCTGCCTCAACGGATTCCAGTTCATGCGCTACGTGGGGATCGTGGAAATGAACGCAAGTCAGAAACGTTTTTCCCGTGGCTGGACAAAACGAATCCAGACCTACAAGGAGGGATGATCATGGCTTTTGATCCTTTGACCGCTATTACGAGCATTATTCAGACCGGACTGGACAAGTTCCTCCCTGACAAGATGTCCGAGGCGGAGAAGGTCAAGCTGCAGAGCGAGATGACCATGTTCGTCATGAGCCAGGCGTCCGGCGAGGACAACAAGTTCCGGGAGTTTGTCCTGGCCTACGAGGGGGACGCGGCGGCTCTTCCGAAGCCTCTGCTCTATCTGCGCAGCATGATCCGCCCAGCCTTCACGATCCTGGTGGGCTATCTGGACTTTGTCTATTTTACCGCTGCTTCGCCATGGACAGGAGAACGCGGCGACCTGTTGAAGGCAGTCAACATGATTATCCTCCTCTTCTGGTTTGGGGAGCGCGCCATCACCAATTCAGGGATCCTCGACATCCTGAAAAAGCGAGTGGAGAAGTAAGGGACATGCCAGACGAGATCGACCAGGCGCAGCATCATGATGAGTTATTCCGGGAGCAGGCGTTGAGCTCCCATTATAACCGGGTGAGGAAGAAAGCCGGCCTGCACCGCAGCCTTGCGGGCGGGACCGGTTGTTCGGAATGTATCGATTGCGGGGAGCCGATCGAGCCGGCACGGTTAGCCGTCATGCCGAATGCGATCCGCTGCTTGGACTGCCAGTCGAGGCATGAACGCCTCTACGGGAGGAATTCATAATGGGGATAAAAGAAGACATGGCCGCCGCCCTGCCGGAGATGTTCGAGGTCCTGGGTGAGCCGGCGACCTTCAGCCCTTCGGGAGGAACTCCGGCTGCCTGCCACATCCTCATCGATTTCAATGTCGATCTGCAGCCGGATGGATTCCAGTCAACCGCCTGGCAGCGTTCAACGGTCATCGAGGCCGTCTTGTCGGACATCGGGAGCGAGCCAAACCGGGGCGATGTCTTCAGGTACAACGGCATGGACTATACCGTTCAGAAGGTCACCTTCAATGACGGCCTGTCCGTGAAAGTGGCGGTGACCCCGTGATCAGGATCTCCATCGATCCCATCGACCAGGCCAGGGTTAGGAAACTCCTCTCTGGGATGAAAAACATCGGCGAAAGGGTCCTCTCCCGCAGCTTGAACAAAACCATTACCGGTGTCAAGACGGACGCCTCGACGGAGATCCGCCAGGAGCTGAACGCCAAGAAAGCGGCCGTGGATGAAACCTTTACGCTGAACAAGGCGACGATCAAGAAGCTCTCTGCCTCCATCGTCAGCACCGGCAAGCCCCTGGCTCTGATCGATTTCGTGGGCACCAGGCAGACCAACAAGGGCGTCTCCGTCCTGGTCAAGAAGACCGGCGCCAGGAAGATCATCACGGGAGCCTTCATCACTACGCTGAAGGAAGGACACAAGGGCGTGTTCTGGCGCAATTGGCACGGTGTGAAAAGGACAAAAAGTACAAAAATCAAATACGGCGCCCTGCCTAAAACGTACCGACTACCCATGTCCGAGCGATTCGGCCCCCGGGTGCCTGATATCTTGGGAAACGATTCAGTTATGGGAACTGTACTGAAAAAGGCTTCAGACCGGCTCCATACGAACATCGAAAGCGAACTGAACTACGAACTAGGAAAGCTCAAATGAGCGACACGATCCGCGAAATCATCATCACGGACTTCATAACCCGCCTGGCCGTCATAACGACAGCCAACGGGTACAACACAAACATCGGCGGTAATGTTCTCAGAGCTCAGAAGACCGTGGACCCGGAAGATCTCCCCTGCTGCGTCGTCTGGCCGCAACCGGAAACCAGTCTTCCCTCATACGGGAAGAACGACTGCACGATGCCCATCCGCATCGAAGGCCTAGCCGAATTCGGCTCGTACAATCCCTCGGCCGTCTCCGAGCAGATCCTGGGGGACATGAAGAAATGCCTTTTCCAGCCCGCCAACACCTCTTCGAGGTCGCCTTCCGGATGGGTCAGGTCTCCCGACTATTTCGACTCCCTGACCTATTCCGGCGGCGGGACGGATGCCTATCCCGAGGAGGGGCAGAAGACCGTGGGGGCCTCTATTCTCGTGGAGGTCGGTTACACGGAAAGAATCGGAGATCCGTACTCGCAATAAGAATTTCTGGAGGAACAGATGCCTGGCTGCATTCGAGTGGAGGCCCCGATCACGATCGTCGAGGGCGGGACCTTTGATCAGATCTTTCAATGGAAGTCTGGGTCTCCCGCCGAGGTCGTTGACCTGACGGGATATTCGGCAAAGATGCAGGTACGCTCTTTGGTCAAATCCGCAACCGCCCTGATCGATGTTCCCAATGCGACGGTCTCCTGGGAGGCGGATGGAGACACGGGCGTCTACATCTTCGACGATTCGGAAAGCCCCGCAACGGGAAACTGGAAGTGGCGGGTTTACATCAATGAAACGGACACCGAGGGGATCTGCGCGAGCCACGCCGACATTTCGGGAGTCTACGACCTCTTCCTCTATAACGCCGACGGAGAGGCCGTCCTGCAGCAATACGGGGCCGCCTACCTCATGGCGGCCTGCACGAGGAGCGCATAGCAGTGGCTGACGAACTGTTTATCACGACAACCACGGAAGTCTCAATCCTCACCGAGACACCGGCTGAGGCCCAGCTTGTCGAGACAAGTGCGGAGGAAAACTATTCCTTCACGACGTCAGAGTCTCCTGCGTCCGTGATCGAAACGGAACTTCCCGCGGAAGTGGTTCTTGAAACGGAAACGGCAGATCCTCAGACCATCCGGATTGAAACGACAGGTCCACAGGGCTCTCCCGGTGAGAAAGGCGAAAAGGGAGACAAAGGTGATCCGGGAGATCCCGGCCTTACCGCTGGATCTGCGGACGGAGACTTCCTCCGGTACGATGCCGAGACGGGAACCTGGCTTCCGGAAAGCGCAGTAGCCACCCTGGTGGAGTTCAAAGCGGACACGGACATTGCAGGTGCCGTTTCAAATTACCACGCCCCGGGATCGGACAATCAGGACCTTTCCGGCTACATGACGAAGGCGGCCAACCTCTCCGATCTGGAGAACGCAGAGACGGCCAGGACAAATCTCGGCGTTCCGACCCTTACCGAAGTCAAGACGGATTCCGACATCGCCGACACCCTGGCCAAAAGGCACGGCAACTCCCTCGACCACGCCCAGGGGACGGACCAGTACCTCGATTGCGGCGGATCTAACCAGGTCACTGCCGCCCAGGTGAAGAGCGCCGTCTCCAACTCCCACGCCCCGGGGTCGGACAATCAGGACCTCTCCGGCTTGATGGCCAAGAGCGCCAATCTCTCCGATGTCTCGGATGCGGCAACAGCCCGGACAAATCTAGGCGTGCCGACCCTTGCCGAAGTCAAATACGACAGCGACATCGCCGACGGCCTGGCCAAGAGACACAGCAACTCTCTCGATCACACCCAGGGAACGGACCAGTACCTCGATTACGGCGGTTCGAACCAGGTCACAGCCGCCCAGGTGAAGAGCGCCGTTTCGAACGCCCATACCCCGGGGTCGGACAACCAGGACCTATCCGGTTATGCGACGAAGAATGAAGTGGCCGCCAGAGGTGGAGCGGCGGGACATTCCCAGGGCATCGCCATGGGGTACAGTGCGAGCCTTGGAGGGATCCAAGTCCCGTATAACGCATCCTATGACGCCGGCACCCATGATTTCACGATCACCTGGCGCGGAAGTCTTCCTGCCTGGACGATGTCGTCGTCACAGTGGCTGCTTTATATCCGGTCGGGCTCATCAGGGGCATATGTCGGTTTCGGGTTATACATATCCACGACCAACATCATTCAGCTGTATCTGTACCGAAGCGATTCGGGTACCGCGTTCTCGTTCGGCACGGAAGATTTCGACGATTTTTCCACCCATGAAATCACGATCGCTGTGACACGGGAAACCGCCGCGGCGGCTGGTTCCGCCGTGTGTTACGTCGACGGGATACAGTGGGGAGAGGCGCAGGAGATCCCCGCAGCCTCGACGGCCTCGTTGAGCGCATCGGCATCCCTCTACATCTCCGGTTCCGACGGTTCAAGAATCACGAGCATCACAAACAAGGTGGCTGTCTTCAATAAGGCGCTGTCGGCAGCCGAAGTGTATGCGATTTATTGCAACGGTGTCGATTACGCGAACCTTCAGGGAAGCAATTCCTCGGTATACACCAGCGATTTCAGCTCCGGGACGGACAGCTGGACCCCCACAAGAGGAACAAGAACCGGAAACGTTGACAGCATTGCCGGGGTGAGCGACTGCCTGTCCTTTTACGCAAGTTCAGATGCCAACACCTCGCATTACATCGCGAAAAGCGGGACCCTTGTTCCCTACATGTATTACAAAGTCATCCTGGATTACTACATCCCCTCCGGGAACACCAACCTCGACGGAATAAGGGTCGGCGGAACCGGAACCGCCAATGCGCTCCGCACAACCGGATCATGGGTGACTGATGCGGAATCGATCATCTTTACAACAACAGCCACCTCATTGATCATTATGGCTGAGGCAAATTTCAACTCATCCTTCACCGGGGCCGGATCGGCAAGCGACGATCTCTTTTACATCAAGAATATCCGTGTTTTTCCGGTCGGCGCCTGCCTGCTGTTGGAGCCGGACGGGATACAGCCGGCACCCGGGCAATGGCTCGATTCGTCAATCAACGGCAACCATGCCCGTCATACATCCACCCATTCCCGCACCATTATCAAGGGTAATTCCTTCGAGATCCGCTGGGTATGCACCTGGAGCGGCACCCACGAGGCCCAGTACATCGGAGGAATCAACCAGGCCATTCTTCCGGCTGACTGCTACATAACGGAGATCATCGGGGTGATAACCGGAACGGTGATCAACGACATCATCATCGGGGACGGCTCGGACACGGACCGGTGGGTGGCGATTACATCGGGGCTGGCTGCGGGAATTGTATCCTTCACCCCTGCTAATCGAGTCAGCGACGGGACCAACTACAAGATGGTGGTGGATCCCGACGCCAACTTCACCGGGTCCATCGCCTTTACGATCCGGGGGATCATTCTGGAGACATAGAGTCATGGAATTAATCATCGAGGAAGAAGTGATCCGGATCATGGCCGTCGACTTCGAGCACGGCCTGGTCGATTGGAGAAGGACGACGGGAGGGTACCTGGGAGTGTGCACCTCGGAGATCGGAGAAGTCGATTTCATCTCCGTGGAGAACAACATCCGGGTGGCCCTGGGAGCAGAATTACAGGGGCAGGACAATCCCCTGGCAAAAGCGAATGAATAAAAACATGCCTTAAAGGAGGGCTTCAAGAATGGCTAAAACCAACAGCGCAGCCAATGCGAAACTGCAGTATGAAGCTGGCCAGGAATACAACGCCATGGCCGCTATGACCGATTCCGGAGATCACAAGATCTTTGCCCTTTCCGGCGTCTTCCTCTGGTCCCAGCGAAGCGGATATGAACCGGAGGTCCGCCCCGATGGGCTGGCAACCGGAGGAGCGGTCACGCCGGGCTCATCGAACAACACCGTCTCCGTCGCGGCCCTGAGCTGCTACCTGGCCGGGGTCCTGACCACCGTGGGTGCCGATTCCGAGGTGGCGATTTCCCGCCCTTCGAGCACCCACAACATCAGCTCCGTCACCATCAACAGCTCCGGGGTCATAACTGTCGTCACCGGCACGGACGGGACGTCCTTTTCCGCGACCCGGGGCGCTGCGGGAGGTCCCCCTCTCATTCCAGTCGGGAGCATCGAGATCGCCCAGGTCAAACTCTCTTCCGCCACTTCCGGATTGATCACGGCAGCGGAGATCTTCCAGATCATCGGCACGACTTGCGAACGGTGGGACTACCCCGTCTGGAACGAGGATCCCTTCAATGGAGAGATCACCTTCGCCTCGGCGCTTCCTGCCAGCCATACGGGAAGCGTAACCAAGAGCATTTACGCCCAGGTGTACGAGCCCCTCTTCACAGATCTGGAGCCCGTCATGGATTTCGTCCCCCCGGAGAACAGCCACTCCGTCAGCTCCACCCAGGTCTACGGCGGAACCGTCGGATCGTCGAGCATGTCCCTGGGACAGGGGTCCTTCAAGACCTTCCTGAAGGACGGGATCTCCGAATCCTTCATCAGCCTGAAGGATGAAACCCTCTTCTTCAAGTTCTTCCCGGACCGGAACAAATCGCCTTATTTGATCTGCAACGGGAAGCTCGGGATCTCCCGTACCTATCCAGCCGGGGACAACATCTCCGCCGCCTGCACCATTTCCGCGACGGAAGCCGCTGTGGAGGTCACCGCCTGATGGCAGGGTTTGATCTGAAAAAGTTCCGGAATGCGAAGTTCGAACCCCGTTATGAAGATGTCTCCGTACCAGACCTGAAGGGGTTCTTCGAAGAAGGAATAGAGCCCCTCTGGCGGGTGAGGAACCTTACGGGACATGAACTCGGCAAGGTCAATGAGGCGGCGGAGCGCAATAAAAGCATCGCCGCCATCATGGAGGGTCTCGTCTCCTGCAGTGCAGAAGACAAGGCGGAAGCGGTGAAGAGACTGGTGGGTCTCGGAGATGAGACGCCCAACGACGTGGCCAGGAGGCTGGAGATGCTCGCCCTGGGGAGTGTGGATCCCGCTATAGATCACGTGACGGCGGTAAGGCTCTGCACCCATTTCCCCATTGAGTTCTATTCCCTGACGGCGATCATCACGAAACTGACGGGGCTCGGATCGGAAGTAAAAAAAAAGCAGAGCAGCTCTGGAGCCGTCCCGACGTGAGGAACTCCCTGGCGCTGTGCCACGACATGAAGGCGTTCCTTTTTGAAGCACGTCCCGACCTGATGCCCTACGGCTTCCTCTCCGATCTGGAACTGGAGTTGTGGGGGCGATATTACGAAGAAATGAACTCAAGGATTATGAGCCATGGCTGATCTGTCCAAAACCGTAGCCATCATTTTCGAAGGCGACGACCGGGTCTCAAAGACGCTGGGGGAACTGGACACAAAGTTCGGCGCCCTGAACACGACGGTTGGCAATATCGCCGCTCCCCTGGCCTCGGCGGCGGACGCCGTGGTGGCCATCGACGGCGCCCTGGCCGCCCTGGCGGTTGGGGGACTGGCCTACGCCTACAAGAAGTCCGTGGAGTTCGAAACCGCCATGGTGGGCCTCAAGAAGGTGGCCGGAGATTCCGAGGAAACCCTGAAGGCGGCCAGGACCTCGGCCTTCAATCTCTCGACCCAGTACGGGGAGAGCGCCGCCAAGGTCTTAAACAGCACCACGGACTTCGTCCAGGCGGGCTACAACGTCCAGGAGTCCATGGCCCTGACGAAGGCCTCCATGGACCTGAAGATCGCCGGGGACGTCGAGGCGGCTCAGTCCAGCGAGATGCTCATCTCCATTCTCAAGGGCTTCAACGCCCCCGCCGCGGAAGCCACCCGGGTCATTGACATCCTCAACGAAGTCTCCAACAAGTACGCCACAGACGTGGAACAACTGGGACTGGGCATGTCCAAGCTGGCCCCCATCGCCAAGACCATGGGTTTTTCCTTCGAGGAGACTGCCGGGATGCTCACTCCGGTGATCGAAGTCTTCCGGTCAGGACCCGAGGCGGCGGACGCCCTCAAGACAGGTCTTTTGAAACTGGTGGACAACACGAAGTCCGTCCAGGACGCCCTGGCCTCCATCGGTGTGGCCCAGACGGATGCCAACGGCGCCCTGCGATCCGGGAAGGATATCCTGCAGGACGTCTCGATAGCATTCCAGTCCTTGGACCAGAACCAGAAGCTCTTCGTCACCCAGCAGCTGGTCGGCATCGAACAATCTGCCCGGATGGTGCAGGTCTTCGACAACCTCGGCAAGGTGACGGAAATCACCGGAGTCGCCATGAACTCCGCAGGCTCTGCAGCCAAGGAAGTGGCGGCCCGGATGGCGAGCTCTGAGGTGCAGCTCGACCGCTTCAAGGTGGGCTTCGAGAACCTGGGGATCACGATTGGCGACAAGTTCCGGGAATCGGCCACCAAGGCGATCGCCGGGGGCAATGAGATCATGTCCGCCTTCTCAGGTCTGGTTTCCTCCGGGACTTTCGATCCTGTCTTCGATGCCTTGTCCGGATTCAGTACCAAGCTCTACGACTATCTGAAGATCATCGCCAAGAACCTTCCCGCCGCCTTCGAGAAGGTGGACTTCGATGGTCTGCTCGATGCCCTGGGGGATCTCGGCGATGCCTTCGGGTCCTGGTTCGATGGAATCGACCTGACCACGGTGGACGGTCTGGCGGAAGGGCTCCAGACCCTGGTGGACATCATTGCCGGG